TGTCCAAATGAAAGTTATGATACCTGACCTCGATGTTCAAACGTATTCCACTTGTTCGAACATAGGGGTATTTTTCTGAATCTTCACCAGCACCCTCAAAACCTGTAATATCCAATCCACTCGTTTGTTCATTGAAGGGTTTATCGAGTTTAATTCCAGCAATGTCCAACCATTCAGAAACTTTTAAACGAATAGCTTCCCCCTTTTCAAAGATGTATATATTTTCGTCAGAACCCTCCGCCCTTACATAGGTAATTGGTTTTGATCCAGATTGTACAACGGAATCAAAATAGTGATTGAATGCGAAGTAACTATCCTCTATACCGGGAGCCAAAAAGTTTGTAGACTTGGAGTGCTCACATCTCCCCATCACTTCCGTGGCTGCACCAAGACTATTTGGATCCGCTAAGCAACCACCACCAGGTTTTACATACCTCTGATTGATTGTTTCATGAATGTGTGTAGTGAAAAACATAACATTTCCCGATGGCAACTTTGAAATAAGTTCAGAACCTGCGTAGTATCCACACACCGGGGTCTCGTAGATCCAGTCATCCGAATATTTGAACTTGTAGTCGGTGAGACTATCACAAAATGACGCACCACCGTTGTATATAGCCGTCTGTGTAGAAGTATAGTCGGTCGAAGCGAGGCCCCAAGCACTCGCGACCCCCGTTGGTACCTCGGTGACGATGTAGGTCTTACCCAAAAATAACGAAAATATAACCCACCCCACAATAGCCACACTGAAGAATATATTTAACGCAGCCAGTCGCCAATCACGGATGACTACGACTTTATTGGCGGTGAAGGAAAGGTTCACGATGTTTGAACGCATCCAGCGCCATGCTGGGTTCATCTTCTTCGGAACATATGTCATATACTAAACTGAGAGATTTTACATAGTGGACAACTATCTAAAAACTCTTCCAACCGGGGTCGAACCGATGACCTTGCGATTAACAGTCGCACGCTCTACCAACTGAGCTATGGAAGACTGTTCCTTTCTACCTGATTCGAACAGGTGACCCATGGAACTACAGTCCACTGCTCTGCCAACTGAGCTAAGAAAGGGTGTGCTATTAATATACGGCACTATGAATACAACGCGACAGAGAGGGCTCCCCGAGGTGAGTCCGGTTAAGGTTCCTCACCCCGTCGGCTCCATCAACGTTTATTCACTGGTTAGGATTTCAGGTTAGGTTGGTGCAATGCCGATGCCCCCATTCCAAATGGGTTTGCCCTTTACGTGGGACACCGGCCCTTCCCTCCACCCAAACAGCTCCCAAGAAGATTCGAACTTCTGTTGGTGGTTTCAAAGACCACAGTGCTAACCAACTACACCATAGGAGCGGTGGGCAGTCGACCGACTACACGTCAGGAGTGGATATATCATATTCGGGTGTTTCTTCTTTAAGTCCATTTACAAACTTCATGCCAGCCAGAGAGACGGAAAAAAGACCAGCAGACGTATTCGCGACGATCATGGGAACTACATTGAAATGTATAGAGTATACTAGACCCAAAGTACTTGCTATGACATTTATTCCAAGGAAAGTATAGTTGATAGCGTGAGTGTCCTTGGTCTTGTGAACATGTACTACCTGGGGGATAAACATGACCGAAATAAGTATAGCGCTCACCAGACCAATCCAGTTTACGAAGGTGTCCGTATCCATACCTCTATTTATTTTCTAATTTTTAAGTAGGTATGATACTATTTGTGATATTATTTGTTTTAGTTCTTATCATTTTGGTACATAAAGGTGGTGGGGTGGCATCGAAACGTTCACACTATGATTACAGGTGTTTCCTACTAACTCTAAAGACTGAAAAAAAGAGGCATGAACGTTTCATTCAAAGTCATAAGAATGATTTACCCCTCGAAATTATATATGGACCTGATACGAGAAAGGTTAAGGTTGCTCGTGAATATGAGGGATTAATTGAACCTGAGTATTTCGAGAAGGCTATGGAAATGCATTACAATCCCCATATGCGAAGACCAGATATAACTTACTTTAATTTAGGTGCCATTGGTTGCTTTATGGGTCACATGGAATTTTACAACAGGTGTTTTAAACAAGGTCTCAGGTACGCTGTGATTTTCGAAGATAACGTTGTAATAAAGTCAACACAACTATATGAGGAGATCCAAAATGTCATAGACGAAAAGGGTCCTAACTTCGAAATGTGTTTTTTTCACTGTTTGTCGAGACTTCCTAACAAAGTTGAAGGAACTCTAGAAAAGGTTGATTGGATATCAAGTACAAAATGTTATCTCATAAACGTCGACAATATGAGAAAGTACAAAAAACATTTCCTACCAATGGATAACCACATTGACATGAAACACGAAGACATTATCGCCAAAGGTGCTCGAGTATACTATAAAGATTTACGAGACTATATGTATATAGATAGAAGTCATAAAAGTCTCATAGGTCATAGTAATCATGGGAGGAAAGAGTTCTTTTCAAGAACCCACCCAGGTGTCAGCCCTATAAAGCTCAAATGGGGATATTAATTTCCTTGACCTATTATAATGGTCACGACAAGTTTACAATCCTTCGAGGGGAGTGTGGGGATTGGAACGGATAATCCGTCTAAAACCCTCCATGTAGAAGGTAATGTTCATATAACAGAAGACCTAAATATTTTAGGTAATATCCTAATCCAAGGGGAAACAACGACAGTGGAAACAACTAATCTCAATATTCAAGATCCAATTATAGAACTGGGGAAGAATAATTCTTCGGGAACGGATTTGGGTATTATTATGACTAGACCAGGATCAAATGTAGCTGTTAGTTTTTTAGAAGCTAGTGATGAACTCGTAATGGCTTACACCGAAAGTCATTCGGGTGTTTCTTCTGTAGTACCAATTACATCGGAAGATTTGAAACTTAAGGTCTATGGTGATTTAACCACAACTGGTAACGTCACAGCCACCTACCTACATGGTGATGGGAGTGAACTCACTGGTATAGCTACAACATTGCAATCCGTATCCGACTTTGGAAACACGACCACAAACACCATAGAGTTCAAAAATGCCACCACAGGTCTATCTGTGGATAGTAATATAGTTGTTGGGGGCAACGTTACGGCGACTTCATTTATCGGTGATGGTTCAAGTCTCACTGGAATTGACGCTGGATTTGACGCAGATGTGTCTAATATAGCCATAGGGACATCTGCTGGTGCAGCGGGGGCAAACACCGTCGCCATAGGGAACCTAGCAGGTCAAACAGCACAGGGCGGTGACTCTGTTGCCATAGGGCGTCTAGCTGGTCAGACAACTCAAAGACATGAAAACGTCGCAGTGGGGTCCAAAGCAGGTCAGACAGATCAGAAAACTGGTACCGTCGCCATAGGGTATCAAGCGGGTCAGGATACTCAGGGAGATCAAGGTGTCGCTGTGGGTTGGCTGGCTGGTCGGTTTGATCAGGGTTTCGGTGGGGTCGCTGTGGGGGGAGATTGTGCTCGATACACTCAGGGAGTCAGGGCCATTGCCATGGGGTACAATGCGGGTTTTTTAAATCAAGGTTCCAACTCTGTTGCCATGGGGTTCACCGCGGGTTATTCAGGTCAAGGTTCCAACTCTATCGCCATAGGGTACGAGGCTGGTAAGACCTCTCAACATGACAATTCCATTGTCCTCAATGCTTCTGGTAGTGCATTGGATACAACCGGTGCTTCGAGAACTTATATCAAACCCCTCCAAGCGGGGGCGGTCGCGGGGAACATGATGGCCTATGATAGTACATCCGGGGAAGTGATCAACTATACCGGAGTTAGTGTAAACAGTTCTGGTAATATGAATGTATCTGGAACAGTCGATTCAGGTAGCGCTATTGCTTCCTCTATATACTCGAGGGGTACACTAGCATGGGGTAATAATACAAGTTTCAGTCTCAATAAAACATTACAGGGACCAAACTCCGTGCTTCACGGGGCATTGGGTAATCATTGGAATACATATTCTTCTCGTAGATTGAAAGAAAATATTGAACCAATCTTGAATTCGTTGGATACATTGAAAAAATTACGAGGTGTACATTTTACATGGAAAAATGGACAAGGTGATAATTTGGTACCAAAAGATGAGGATAATTATGACACCACAGAAAAAATTAAACCACAAAAACAAATCGGTTTCATAGCTGACGAAGTTGGAGAAGTTTTACCGTCTATAGTTACAGTTGAATCAGATGGACATATATCTGGTCTAGATTATAGTGCGATAACACCCATTTTAGTGAACGCCGTAAAAGAACTCGATGATAAAGTTGGAAGGGGTGAAGCAAGTTCAGACGATCGTCTTAAGGATAATGAAACGTATGTGACGAACGCGACACAGACCATCATGAAGCTGAGACCTCAAATTTATGACAAAAAAGAAAGTTTAACAAGTAACAATTATCAACATGAAGCTGGTCTCATTGCACAAGATATTTGGTATGATGTTCCAGAACTTCGTTTTGCGGTTAAACCTGGTTTACTTTCACAAATACCAATAGATGCACCGGCTAGGTCAGATGACCCTAGAGAAGATACTGACTATTCAATGTGGGGTCCTAACCCAGCTTCGGTCGACTATAACTATTTAATTCCCTATGTAATCAAAAGTATTCAAGAACTTGAAACTGAATTACCTAAACAAAAAGTAAGGGTTAATGGTATTACTAAATCAAATGTTGATACACATAGGGGATTAATTATAAGTGCAGCCAATGACGAATTTTATATCTCAAATGTACAACAAGATAAAAAATGTTTCGGTGTAATTTCATACTCTAATACATATTCTAATAATAACGAAATTTTAATTGATACAAATGGGATTGGAAAAGTTTGGGTTATCAATTCGAGTAATATAGAAAGTGGAGATTACATAACTTCATCCAATATAAACGGATATGCGATGAAACAAAGTGATCGTTCGGTATGGCATAGTTACACAATAGCTAAATCTATGACCGATTGCACTTTTAATCCATTACCAATCCCCGTTAAAAAAATAAAACAAGAGCTCAAAGACGTTACATATTATGTCAACACAAAGTTGTATGAGATCACAAAAGAACAGTATGATTCACTAGATGAACTACATAGAACATATAAAGAACACATGTTCTATAAAAAAATGAATTATTCAAAGGTATCAGGAAAGGGAGGGGCTTATGACAAACTTCAGTATAAAAAAGTGGATGATGAAGAGAAGATTTCTATTGAACACTGGGAATCACTGGACAATGATACACAACAATTATACTCAAAATATTATTCAAATCTAGTTACTACCCACGTGTCATTAGAAGATTATTCCACAATGGATAAAACAGAAAAGGATAAATGTGTTTTGACTACAAAGACTATATATAGCTATAAGGTTCGCGAAGAATCCAAAAACCCTTTACCAGGTTATATTTCCGAAATACGACAAGAAATGGTTAACGTTTTAGATACAGACGGTCAGGTTCAGTGGGAAGACCATCCTACAGAAAAGAAAAAATCTTACGAGGTTAGATTTCTCGACGCAAATGGAAAAATTACAGATGAGTCTAATGCAGTATACAGTGCAGCTCTCATCAATTGTAAGTATTATTAATTTCCTTGACCTATTATAATGGTCACGACAAGTTTACAATCCTTCGAAGGAAGTGTGGGGATTGGAACGGATAATCCATCTAAAACCCTCCACGTAGAAGGTAATGTCCATATAACAGAAGACCTAAACATTTTAGGTAATATCGTAATCCAGGGGGAAACGACAACAGTGGAAACAACCAACCTCAATATTCAAGATCCAATTATAGAACTGGGGAAGAATAATTCTTTGGGAACGGATTTGGGTATTATTATGACTAGACCGGGATCAAATGTAGCCGTCAGTTTTTTGGAAGCCAGTGATGAACTTGTAATGGCTTACACCGAAAGTCATTCGGGTGTTTCTTCTGTAGTACCAATTACATCGGAAGATTTGAAACTTAAGGTCTATGGTGAACTAACCACGACTGGTAATGTGGTGTCTTCTAATCTTACGACAGGGAACATAGTTGCTGAAACTGTAACCACAACTGGTAATGTGGTGTCTTCTAATCTTACGACAGGGAACATAGTTGCTGAAACTGTAACCACAACTGTATTGACAATGGCAGGTGGGGATAATCCATTTGTGCCGAGTGGTGTTATTGTTATGTGGTCGGGTACAATTGCTACGGTGCCATCTGGGTGGTATTTATGTGATGGACAAAATGGAACCCCCAATTTATTAGATAGATTCATTGTCGGGGCAGGGAATGTGTATAACATGAATGATACAGGTGGTAGTTCCGATGCTATTGTTGTAAGTCACACCCACACTGGTTCAACCGCGTCAGGTGGTGCACATAGTCACTCGTGGTCGGGATCTAGACAACAAGCAGGTACAGATGATAATAACAATCAATATCAATTTTCTAAAGGTGACAATGGTGGTTCGGATACTGTCACTATTGGAACTTCAACACATTCTGGACACGTTCATACTATGTCATTAGATAGTACGGGTGTAAGTGGAACTAATGCAAACTTACCACCATACTTTGCACTTGCTTATATAATGAAATCCTAACGCCCATATAACCATGTATTTATGGTATATCTATAGGTGTTATTTTTCAGTTCATTTGTATAATGTGGGTGTGTCCAATATGGGGGGAATGCCACAGCTTGACCTTTCCTCAACTTTATTGTAAAGTCCTGTTCGGGAAAACATAATTCACCACCATCATAATCTTCATTTAGTGCTATGATAATACTCATATTTCGAATTTCCATCGGATTTACACTCTCACCAGTCAATACACCATCCGTATGTATTCTTGTAGGTCCGTGAATCTTCCTAATCTGATATCCAGAATCCCCGAAAATGTCAATATTATAAGAACGAAGTTCCTTTACAATATTTCCTACAATTTCAAATATACTTTTATCAAAGAATGTACGTTTGAAATTGTCAATTATATCATTCACTTTAAAAATTTTACATTCTACGTTACAATTTTTACCATACTTCTCTTCACGTAATGGTACTTCTTGAAATAATGATATCACTTTATCACACATTTCATCGGATATCATATGATCGAATACGAAAATTTGATTTTTTGGTAACATTATATATATCTGAAATTTTATTTTTAAATCGTTTCAACATGGGCTCATACAATCACTTAGAACTTTCTTGTGTAGAATTCCATCTCGTCGACAAATTGTATCGGAGGGAACTTGCAGTCAGTTGACGACGGTGGAGCAGAAGAAACTTCTGGTTCCCCTTCGTCCTTCCCATTGTCTATTTTCCCATTAGTAGACTCCTCCTCCGCCAGGAGACGCGCAAGTTCAGCGAGAGTAATGTCGTCGGAATAGTTAAGTGTCATTGTTTTTGTTTATTTTAAACAATATAAATATTAACTTAGGTTCTCAAAATCATTTTTACATATGGGACACATATGTAAAAATGATCCAAACGGGGCTCGAACCCGTGACCTTGGCGTGCCCTATGTGGATGTGACTCCACTCAAACATACGGTGTATAAGCACCACGCTCTAACCAACTGAGCTATTGGATCAAAACTCATACATCGTGACGGTGAACCTCCCCTTCTTTCGAATTGTCGGTTCGATGAAGAGTTGGACTATCTTTTCTTTACCTCGTGGGGTACCTTTAACTTCTTTAGATTGTTTATCTATTATAGCCTCTGATTTGAACACAAACTCTTGTGTAGTGTAATGTTCTATCCCATCCTCCGTTACTACGACGACGTTGTTGGGTGGAGATGTTTGAGCACCCACAAACTTGGGATTCTTGAACATCTCTCTGAACATACCTATACTATATCAAGATAATCCTCAAACTTCACAGTACCACCTCCACCGATGATAAAGTTCGTCTGAATCTGGGCATGTTCAAACGCCTCACGAGCTACCCGTTCAGATAGTATCTTATCATAGAGACATGGCTCAACATCGTATGCCTCAAACGCCGGACTCATGACACTCACAGAGGTATCTGTGTTTTGCTGTAAATACTCAATAATGTCCCAATATCTATCTGTTCCTGTCACGAGAACGAGAGCGAATCCTTGTGTCTCATAGTTATTTTTGATTTGATGCATAGAAATTTCATTTACAGTCAACCCGTTAACAATGTCGGTAATCTGATTGTAAATTTTACGTGTCATCATTTTTTCACTTGGCATTTCAATAAAAATAATAGAATGTTCGGACGCGGCTTTACGGTATGCATTTTCCATGTTATTTTCAAATTCTAACGCAGCTGTTCTGGAACCAATAGGTTCTATTCCTGGAAAATCGTCAAACACCGTCTTCGCTATCCCGATGATGTTTGTTTTGACTCTATCATCGAGAGCGAGTAAAGCGGCGTTTTCCATAGACTTATTTCCACACAGACAGTAAAGACGATCTACATCTTTTAAAGTGTGTACAGCCATTTCAAGTTTCATTGTTTGACGTGAAAGTGTTGGCATCTCAGAACGGTCATTTAGATTTAACCCCTCAAACCCATGTCTAAATCCGAATACATGATTTCCTTGAGACTTTTCATAAAGAGTGAGATCATGTACGAGGTTGTGAACACCTGGACACAGTCCGCCAGCGATCAGGATTCCGGTGTTCATTTATATAGTGTATAGAAAAATCTCTAAGTTACTTATTTTTTTCGTTTAAATAATAACTTTAAGAGTTCACCGAAAATGAACGCCTGTTGGGTCATTACCAACATCTTCGCACGTTCCGTCTTGGGACTAAAGTCGCCGTAACCCACACTACTCATAGTCGTAAAAGAAAAATAGTAAGGATCGAGAGCCGACTTGAAGCCAAACTCTGAAGGATCCAACATACTATAAAGAAATCCATACAACAATGCGATAGTTATAATAACTCTAAATTTATCAGTGGGTGTCATTTATTCTTTACTAACATTTATTTCTCTCAATCCAATGTCCATACTTTTTCTCTTCTGTTTTGCAAACCATCGACCACCCACATTCGCACTAGTACTCGCACCCCGTGTGGGTGTGTCACATAGTATGATGCTTAAACCGTTACATACATCTGGTTTATGTTCCTTGTCTGGAAACTCTTCATTGAACGCGTGTATCGAAATAGATGGGATGTCGGGGGCATCATCTAATAGGCGGTCATATTCTTCCCGAGCCTTTGAAACAAATTCGATTACATCTACCCGATGCTCCTTCTCTAGAGAAAGTTCCATGTCAATATTTCTATAAAATTTAGAATATTGAATGCACATGAGTGAATGTGACTCTGTCAATTGCTGACTTTGGCTAAACTTACTTATTGACGCGAGAATACCACCAATTACATTTAAGAATGCGAAGATGTATTGAAATATTACGATTCTTCTCTGTGTAGCTGTATCTTCGACGGTAGCATTTGGATTTAAAACAGCAAAACCACCCACACCGGTCAGACTCGCTATGATTATATTGGGGTACGCCATCATATCATTGTGCTTCTTGTAATACAATCTAGCGTGATTGTGAAGCCAGCGGTATCCAGCCGCCTTTTCTGCCCATTTGACTAAGAGCTTCTCCTGTTTGTCACACCAACAATGGGGCACATCCTCTTCACCCATATCTACTAAGTGCTGAGAATATTTGCGCACTCCCTCGCATAGGCATCAACCGCCTCGTTCTGAGGATTTCCATTATGGGCCTTGACCCACTTCCATTCGACGATTTCCATTTTATGGGTCAAAACGTCGAGTTGAATCCAAAGTTCCTTGTTTTTTACAGGCGTCCCTGACGCAGTCTTCCACCCATTCCGTTTCCAGTTTTTTATCCACGTGGTGATTCCCTGTTTCACATAGTTGCTGTCCGTAAAAATACGCACCGAAAGGATTCCCAATTCCAGACACTTTTCAAGAGCCTTTACGACAGCGGTCATTTCCATTACATTGTTGGTGGTGTCCCTCATATTACCTCCAAGTTTCATACCCTCCCCAATAGCAGCCCAACCACCGCGACCAGGGTTACCCAAACAACTTCCATCTGTGTAAATTTCGTACATACTTACTTATTGTCGTTCTTTTTTAACTCGTGATATTCAACAGCCTTCTTTGGGGTCTTACAAATGATGTCACCACAATGGTCTCTATTTTGGTAAACGGAATTTATAGAGGTAGTCAGGTCCTCACATGTTTTAACTTTCCAACGCCCCAACATGGGTTTTTCCACTTTCACAAAAAGATCGATGATTCTTTTGATCATTTATTTATTACTTTATAGTAATGGACCCCGACTTAGGCTATCTAATGAAGGTTGTCGAGGAATATAAATATAGATTGACCGATGGTGAGTATTTAGAAATATGTAACGCTCTTAAAAATGCTCACCACAAAATTAAAGGACGAAATCGAGAAAACTTTGTGAGGAGAATCAGGAAAAGGTTGGTTTTCGGTTTGGGTCTAGTTATTTTTTTGCTTCGTCCTGCTTCGTCTTCGCGGTGATTCTATCGGGTCTAAAAAAGTTATTATACGGACACCCCAAACATCTTGTATGACGGATTGCACATGAAAGTGCATCTACGTTCTCCATACATGGTTTTTTCTCAACTTTTTTCCGTTGTCGATAGGTGCGTTGTCTTCCGATGGCGTAGGTTTGACCTACAGCTATCATGATATTTCAATATAAATTTTAGTTTTTAAGTAGCCGGGCCGATCGGCGCAGGGGTGGCGGCCTAGTAAGTTCTTCGAATTTATGAACATACTTTGTAAATCTGGAATCACTACGCCCTTTTGCCTTATCATAAAAGGTCTGAATGAGTTTCTTATCACCCTTTTCCTGTGTGAGAAGATTGTAATAACTGACTGTAACCTCAAACATAGACAGTGCCATAGTTTTACGAACTTCCATATCAGGGTTATTTTCTACGGTGCATAACATCATAGACAGAGTAGAAATCAATTCGGCACGTGAAAAGTTGCGCATTTTAGTTTAGAAAACAAAAAAAAAATATAGGTCAACTTAGGCGTGCTAATCATTTTTAAACAGCATTGGTACTGTGCATTTTAAAAATGAAGTTTTATTTAATTATTTACTAAAATGCGGTAAGCAATTTAGTTGGAGAACGCGAGGCCACCCATACCGGATTGGATGCGAAGGACGTTGTAGTTGGTCGCGAACATGTGCATGGAGGTCGCTCCAAGTTGCGCCGCAACTGGGGTGACCGCAACCTGCGCGTTGTCGATGCGCGAGAAGTTGCAGGTACCAGTTGGCTGGTGCTCCTCTGGCTTGAGCGCGAAAGAGTACGAGTAGATACCGGGGCAGGGGGCGCCAGTGTGGTGCTGGTAGGCCTGGACCTGGTTGAAGTACTTACCCTTCTGCTCCTTGAATCGGTCTTGGCCGTTGAGGACGAGCTTGAATTCCTTGAGGGGACCGGCGACCTCCTCCGAATAGATTTCGTTACCACCATCGGTGCCGAGCTTGAGGAGGGGGGAACCCTGCGCAGCTGGGGCAATGAACGCATTGGAAGTCGCGATGGTCTGGTCGGAATCAATAACGACGTTCGCGCTGTCAGAACGCGTGGTGAAGTTCCAAAGGGAGCTCACCGCAGATGGCTTGGAGAAGCACCACACGAGCTCCTTAACGGGGTGGTTATAGGAGAGGCGGACCTGCTTGGTGGAATCGACAGTGTCGACACCAGTGTGCTGCACCTGCTCGATGAGGTACTCGTGACCCTTCTGGGCGAAGCGGCGACGCTCCTCGGTGTCGAGGTAGATGTAGTTCGCCCAGACCTTGAAGGTGTCGGTGTTGAGGTAGGTATTGAAGTCGGACGCAAGGTCGAAGTCGACGCGGACCTCGTGGTACTGGAGGGCGATGAGGGGGAGGTAGAGACCTGGGTTGCGGTTGAAGAAGAAGATGAGGGGGAGGTAGACGGTATTGCCGGTCGCCGCGGTGGTCATCTTACCCCACGCAAGCTTCTTGGACTCATCCAAGTAGAGCTCGGAGTACATACGCCACCACTTCTGGTAGTGCTTGTCGATGCGCTGACCACCAATGGAAAGCTCAACGTTGTTGATCGCACGCTCCGCGACCCAGCACGCGAGCTTGGAGTCGGCCGCCGAGGACTTGAGTTCGAGGTACATGTCACCGACGAGATCACCGTTGCGCGCAACGGTGACGGACACGCGACCACCAGCGGAGGGGGTACCGTTGACGGTCTGCTCGATGTTCTCCATCGCGAAGTTGGTGTGGCGCTTGTATTTCGCCTGGAAGAAGGTCACCTCAGGGTTACCAGTAAGGTAGACATCCTGGGCACCGTACGCTACGAGTTGCATGAGACCACCGGCCATTTTGAGAGTTTGTTGTACTATATACAGAGAAAATAATTCTGCGAAATTTCGCGATCCAATTTTTCTCAGTCAAGTTTAAATGTCGTCACAGCCTGAAAAAGAAATTGAGATCGAAGAGGGAGAAATTGTATCCGACACAGAAACAGAAGAGGATCTTTTTGAAGATCAAGAAATCGAAGAGGGAATTGACATGGTGGAATTTATGGGTTCCCTACTCGCTACACCAGAAGGGGATACAGTGTGTACAGCCCTAGTCAACATTGGTCTTCAACTACAAAACCAAAATAAAATACTCATAAAGATTTTGAGTAAACTTCAAACTGCTTAAGGAATAAAGTACTGTAAATATAAATGGAAGAAACCCACTTCATCGACAAGGAACCCAACACTTATGAGGCTTTGGCGGAACTTCATAAGCAACAAATCCGTTCGATGAACTTGGAACAAATATATAGGACCATTGATTCCCTAGAATTTCGATGGGATCTGAGGACGGGTGATTACAGGAACGCCCGTGAGTTGGGGTATAGACAATTCATTCACCCCGATAATTTCAGTCTTGAAGGGAACCCAGATCCCTCGAGGATAGATATACTCGCGATCAAAGACATCAAAAACAGGCACCGGCGGTTTCTTGCTGACCTGAAGAATTATATCAGGGAAATTAAGGTTCACAAAAAAGAATCGGATGATGTCGAAGTTTCCATCATTAAACGGGTCAATAATATTTTCAAACAGGTAAATGATGGATATGAAAATATTAGACGGCATTATACATCCTTCGAACGTGTCGTCAACCCCACTGCGATGCCCCAAATTGTCACGAGTGCAGATCCCTCCACTATGGATGAAGATGAGATTGAGAGTGCCACCCCCTTCCAGAAATGTCTGCTCTACACCCTTGACCAAACCTATAAGTCGGGGTACAGACGATACAAGGGATACTGTTGTGAAGAAATTAAGACCATCGAAGGGTTTCGAACGCGTGCATGGAACCCAAAGTTTACCATCGAGGACTTTGTACACTCCCTCTCACAGAAGGATGACGACTTCAACAACTGGAAAAACTTCACGAGTAGAGGTTCAGTATTCAGGGATGTAATTGAAAATGTGTCAAAGTGTGTCGATCACCAATTTCCGCAGATCGAGAAGAGACGTCACGTTTGGTCCTTCAGAAACGGTGTGTTCGTTGGTAAACAGTACATCGCGGAAGATGTATATGATTGTCGGTTCTATCCCTACAAGAGTAAGGAGTTTATGTGCCTCGACCCTACCATTGTGGCGTGTAAGTACTTTGACCAGCAGTTTGACGACTTCCCGGACATCGAAAGGTGGCAGGACATCCCAACCCCCTACTTTGATAGTGTACTGAGGTATCAGAAATTTGAGGAGGAAGTTTGCAATTGGGCCTATGTCATGGGTGGTCGACTCTGCTTCGATGTGAACGATATGGATTCGTGGCAGGTTATCCCATTCTTCAAGGGTATCGCGAGATCCGGAAAGTCCACCCTCATCACCAAGGTGTTCAAGAAGTTCTACGAGAGTGAAGACGTTGGGACCCTCTCGAACAACATCGAGAAGAAGTTTGGACTCTCGGCGATCAAGGACTCATTCATGTTCATCGCCCCAGAGGTCAAAGGTGACCTAGCCCTAGAACAGGCGGAGTTCCAGTCCATCGTTTCGGGGGAAGATGTTTCCATCGCGGTGAAGAACAAGACTGCCATGTCGTTTGAGTGGAAAGTCCCAGGGGTCTTGGGTGGTAACGAAGTCCCAAACTGGAAGGATAACTCCGGTTCTGTTCTCCGCCGCATTCTACCCTGGAACTTCAGTAAACAGGTTCAGGATGCAGACCCCCAGTTGGACAAGAAGCTTGACAAGGAGTTACCCATTATTTTGTACAAGTGCATTAGGGCCTACCACGACTATTCCAAAAAGTATAACGACAAAGACATTTGGAATGTGGTACCAGATTACTTCAAGAAGATACAGAAACAGGTGGCGATGGTTGCGAGTACCCTGACGAACTTCCTAGAGTCTACAAATGTCAACTTTGGTGCAGACCTATTCGTCCCACAGAAGATGTTTATAGTGGTGTTCAATCAACACTGCCAAGCCAACAACCTCGGGAAGCCCAAGTTCAACCAGGACTTTTACGCCGGTCCGTTTAGTTCTAGGGAAATTGAAGTCAGGGAGGAAGTTGTAACCTACAAGGGTAGGACCTACCCCAAGCAGCCAATTATATATGGGTTGGATGTGATCTCCGAAGACGCTGTGGAGTTCTCAGACAACTTTTAAAAAAAATACTCACCAATAGTAATATGAGCCAACAGGCCAGGGAATTTATACGAAGTTCTGGTGTTGAGATCACACCAAGTAATACTTCTTTCCCTCCCCGTCTAGAAAGAAATATTGTAAACGATACCAAATATGGTGAATTTTCCGAATTTATGAATAACGAAAATAGAATGAAAAATTTTTTGAATGAGGTGGGTGCGCCAGAAGTGGTGCCCGTCACTTTGAGTAAGTTAAATTTAGGCATGTTTAATGCCACAGTAAACAGGAATTTTGGACCAGGTAATCGTGTAGATCTTAAAGCCATACTTATGCGACCACCAGTTGGTCGAACTCCCATTGGTGAAGGTCTTTATGTAGACACCGAAGACCTTCGCGGTGTGTACGGTCAGTTTAAGACTGGGTTTTCTCACACGAAAAATTACGGACCAAAGGGAAATATAAACCTGAACTTTTCTACTGTCCAAATCAAATTGAAAATCTCTAATGATGTGGAATCTAAGGGAGGCACCGTGAACATCTATAAAAACGGTAAGATTCGGTTTTCAGGGGGCTTCGTTGGAAGTGATATTTCCAATCAAGCTGAGCTTATTCGAAATTTCGTAATAGACAAATACACAGAAAAACAACAATTCTTGTACAATCCATTTGAGTATAACAATCTCAGTGGAACCTTTATGTTCAACGGTATAATCACGGACATGGTGAAAGTCGCAAGACTTCAAAATAAGTATGAAATATCCTACGTTTCCTACGAACCCGAATTGGCTCCCTTCTTGTACATGACATTCAAGAATCATAAGTTCATTCTGTCCAAATCTGGAAACATACAGATTTCGGGAGCTAAGAATCCCAAGGACATGATGGAGGCCTACAATGCGGGTGGGGAACTTATCCAGATTTTATATCGAAATAGACTCATCAATGTGACAGGTGTATTCCCCAAAAAGGCTCAAAAGACGACGACGAAAATCACAGTGCCCCGTGTTCGACCCACCAAAGCGACCAAACCACGCGGGCGTCAAGCCCGCGCCCTCGTGTTCATGATTGGTGCAAAAAAATGCGTGAGTCTTAAAAAGGCTGAACTCCTAGACATGGCCAAAAAGATGGGTATCGTAGACATAACCAAGAAAACATCGAAGGTGGAGATATGTAAGAAGATCGAAGCCAAAAATAACAAAAAGAACGTCACATTTAAGAACAATGGTAAAAATGTACGTCTCGCGGGTACAGGTTCTAAATTCCGCGTTGGTAAAAAAACGTGCATCGATTATCCAAAAAAGGAACTTGTCCGTGTCGCGACTATTCTAAACATAGCCATAGACCCTAAAGAAACCAAAGTTTCTATATGTAAGAAGATTGAAAAGGCTCGGAATGAACTGGCTAAGCCAAAACCAAAGCCAAAGTCCCCAAATAGCAATAATAATAACAATAATAACTTTGCGGCAAATTTAGAGCGGACTATGATTCAACAAAATGCTCTTAGGAAGAGACGACTCAATGATAACTCTATCCGAAAGGATCTCACCAAACTTTATGGGGACAAATGGATGAAGAGATATAAACCTTCCCTGAACCAGGATGTAAGGAATGTTAAGAAGGAAATAAACTCTATTTCAAAGGTAAACAAAAAGGGTGTACCTTTCAAGAAGGATGTTGATGCCATCAAAAAGAATATGGTTTCTCAGTGGAAATTACAGAGAAAGAGGGAACTCGAAAAAAAGTTTTACATGAACACCGCAAACGTTACGGGTATCGCCAATAATTTGAAAAGTTCATATCGTCGCGCGGTTGCAAACTACGCCATGAACCAAAAGAACCCCCCAACCAAAAAGAAATTGGACAACTATAGAAAATATTGGTTAAAGTTTAGAGCTAATATGAATGTAAATAATGCACGAAAGAAGTGGAACACTGTCGCCAAAGCCGCCCGCGGAAGAACTTCTTTCCCGGCTGGAACTAGGGTTGAGAAAGTATAATCACGGTGTCCGGGTAAATGATGATACACGGACTTGGGGGACCCGTACAAACTCCTGGATGGAGATGGCTAGGGAGGAATTTCTAGATGGCATAATCTACGTGGCAGCCGACTATATTAGAATTGGGAGAAACGGTAAAGACCATAAGAGCCTACTTGAAATAGAGTTTAACGACTATTACAGGAAGGATGATAATAGATTGATTATGTATATTCTGGACAATTATACCAGAATTGATAGCCCGAAGCACAAGAAGATGATCAGCACTTTATGCTCTTGTTTATAATCTTTTCAGGTTCCGCAGTTTGTTTGAGATGTATCGTGTGATAGGAAAAATCATACTTTGGGAACGTTCGTTTTATTAAATCTGAAATTGTAAGGGCATCTATGAAGCGGGGCATCCCCGAACACACTGAATTTCGTTCAACTTGGAGAAACCTATCCTCCAATTGCACGAACTTTTTTAACTCCTGACCGGAAACCCCGTCCCCCCTCATCCGATTGTACATCTTCTTAGACATACCTTGGCTCAGATAGAAGTTTTTAGAAACATCCACCTCCTCCGACCTGACAGTCTTCTCGTAGATCATTGAAAACACAATTATACCCGCTATGATGTAGAACATCTTAAAGTATACTGATATTATTTATGGTGTATAATAGTTAGGATTTCGTACTCTGGCACCGTGCCAATCCCACGGTCGGTTCCCACAATGACGACTGTTATCATACAATCTACATCTGTGACTATGTTCGTAGTTTGCCTGCATGTATGCTTTACACCTAGGATCTCTCCAACATACGTCGTCACAAAACGCTTGGGACCCCCCGGGGTTCATAACATCCCACCACCCGCCACATAAATTATAACCTGGATGGGTGAACCTAGGTGGACAACCGTGGGTATTACATTTTTTACTCTCAGTCTTACCATTGGCACCACCCGGACATGTTGAACCATCACCATCACCCTTCGTTTTCACAATAAACTTTCTAGTTGAACTTCCCGTTCCACATCTTCTACTGCATCCCGACCACCCAGTCCAACTACCAGTGCTCCCCTTACACACCTTAAATCCATCTTTGTTAATGTCGTATACACACGCCTTACCGCCATTCTCAGCCTTTCTAAGTGTAATCCAATCGCGCTTCTGGCTACCATCCGGCTGTTTACCATCTTCACTACAACCAGCAGAACATTTAGACCACGGACCCCATTTACCTACACAGTCTACGGGTTCTAAAGTCCACTTCTTTGTACCAAAATCATATCTGTGTTTAGTTCCTTTTTTTGCTTGTGCTTCTGAAAGGTTACTGGTCTTAGTGACCATTTGTAGATCATCGTCCAATAACATAACCTTGAGTTTATCTAAACGGTGCGCAGACCCCACTCGATCGACTATAACAACACTGTGGATTTCCTGCATAGACCCCAAATCAATCTCAAACGACTGCCTTTGTGGTTGAGTGTCATCAAATGCCTTCCCTCCCGTATGACCCAGTGTCATTTCGTCACCATCATTAAATTTAGAGACCCAATCTTTGTAACCTGGTGTATTACTGGCAATGGGCTTTTTCAATGCAATATTCTTACCATCTTTACCGTACACGTAGACCTCCATTAAATTTATATACCGATCGTTCCAATTCGAAATAAGGTCAGTTTTCCCCACTTTTATAGTTTTTGCCTTTGGGTATCTTGGTTTCGGAATCATGGCCGCCGCCGTGGCCTGTAATGGGGGTTTAACCACGGAAGATGTGGGGGGGACCTTTAGATCGAGTTTAGACTCGGGAGATATTGGACTGGTCTGTACCGGTGTTGATTTATTCATAGTGAAGTACAGACCGGTTACCAGAGAACTTACAAGTAATAATATAACAACTATCACTAACATATAAAAAGGTGAGAAAAAAATTATTAACCACATTGTAAACAATCCGGTGGATTTCTCATTGTCATAGCAGAGACACGTTATTTTTTAGTTATTTGTAGGTCTACTATTTGGATCGGTTCCAAACAATTCTCCCCGCCGCGCCCGTACCCGCTCGAGCTCGACCCACCTGTGTACCGCACCACCCGTTGACTACCAGGTCGTCGGTACCAATAATCGACTTTCCTTCCATAGGGAACCTTTATAGATCTTACACCGTTCAAAGGCGTCTTGTAAATTCCGATCTTAAATACTTTACAGTTTTTGTAACCACATGAATAACAAATTTGTACATCCTTATTACAAACCCCCTTACATGCCTTAAATCCATCTTTGTTGATATCGTACACACACGCCTTACCACCATTCTTAGCTTTTTTAAGTGTAATCCAATTACGCTTCTGGGTACCAACCGGTGGAATACCACCCTCACACTCAGTAGAACCAACAGAACACGTGGACCATTCACCCCATTTACCTACACAGTCTACGGGTTGTTCCGTTTTTTCACTTTCATTGTCCGCGGCCATATTCTTCATGATCCACAACGCGAGTGTGGTGCTACCAAAGCCATACCCCCCGGGAAGCTCACGGTTGTCCCTTTTTTGGTTCTCTGGCTCTGGGCCCCAATGTTTGGGAAATTTACGTCGTCCGGGGGACCTCATCGGGGGCTTTATGGTCTCGGTGACCACGAGTTTTTCACTCTCGGTAGTGGGTATGGGTCTGGGTCTATACACCATAAAAATACCAACTGATGTAATTATTAAAATAATGACAATCGCTACAGCTAACATATATTAGGTTCACATAATTTTCACTAGGTCATTCACCTTATTGATGATGTTGAACAACTTGTAGACTGAATCTACATCATCTGGCTTCACAATCTCAAGTTCAATCTGGTATGAGGACTCCTCCTCCGAGTCCATGTCGACGTTGTCCCCCGAAGAGATTGTCATGTCGATGCTCAGGTTCTTGCGCACGAATGAATGGCGCATCTTTGTCCTCTTCCTATCCATCTCATACTCCCCAGAGGTGGGGATCTCCCGAGCGATGCACACCCTCACATCAAGGGGATCGCATTTGAAGTCCTCCTTGACGACACTGATCTTTTGGATCATTGTCTGCTCCCCCGTGTCTTCGTTGGAGGTGATCCGCACATTGCTGTTATCGTTATAGTACACGTCAGACTCGGTATAGTTGGTGGACTCCCACCCATCGTAGTTCTTCAACCCCTTTAGGACGCGTTCCCAAGTTTCCTTACCGACATTGGTGTCGAAGAGGGAACCATTATGCTTTCCGAGGCGAATCTCAACCTCGATGTTCTCTTCGGCCTTGAGGGCCTCGAAGGAGGGGAGGATGGTATCGGTGATGTGCTTAATATCCATTGTGATTTTTACTTAACAAATATACTTTGCGTCATTTACTTAAGCCTTTTTTATCGATAAAATGTAATGAAGGGTTTTACCAACCTTGGGAACACCTGTTATTTTAATACAGCTGTTCAATGCCTTCTACATACACCAGTTCTCACAAACTACTTTTTGAAAAACCCGTACGAGGGGGAATGTAGATTTACCCAGGTATATTCTAAATTTGTCACCGTCTATTGGACGAGCGGTCGTCCAGAACTATCTCTCTTAACACTCCTAGCTAGATTCCGAGAAGAGTTCCCACGTTTTAAATCTAGGGAGCAACATGATGTCCAGGAAGCAATCCTATGTATCATAGACATCCTTGAACGATCGCAACCGTTCATTAAACCCTGGTTTTACGGTAAGAAGGTTCAAGAAACTATTTGGCCCGGTGGTAAGTCAACGAGTGAAGAACCCTTCAGTGTTCATTTGGTGACTTCCGATGGTAATGAGTTGGGGGAGATGCTAACGAAGAGTATGGATTGGAATGTACTAGAAAACTTTGAGGACACTGGGGGTAAAGTGCATAACGTGGCTACGACGCGATCCCGCTTTTCGGAGCTTCCCCAAGTTTTGATGATTTCATTTGACACCAAGAGCAACATCAAAATTATAGAAACTATTATTATCGATTCATTTGAATATAATCTTGTGGCGACCGCACTTCATGAGGGTGATCAAAATGATGGACACTACACATCATTTGTAAAGTGTAGAAACAAGTGGCATTTTATAAACGATCATGATATTAAAATCTGTCCATTACCCGAAGAGGCTGGATTCTATTTTATGGTTTACAATCTAAAAACTCCTGAATCTTGATGTCCTCCTTAATATTTACAATCGTCCGATAGAATGTTCTTCTATTATTGGGATGCGTCTTATCCGTTCTCCTCTTTAGGGGTCTCCACCACATACGTTTTCCATCATCTACAAAATCACATTCGACGATGGCCCCTTCCTCAAACCATGGTTCATTCATCAAGTCCATTGCAACTTCAGATTCAAAAACGAGCTTTCCCTTTTCCTGTACATAGAGTCTCCACGCTAGGGGACCACCAACAGTGCCTGGTACTTCCCATGAAGGTTCCTTCTTCATGAGAAAGTCTACAGTATTCTTCTCCTTTGGTTTCCACTTGAACATCGTCTCGTGGGTACCAATCCTCACAGGTTCGTTAACTGGGGTGAAAACGAGTCCATCGATGCGTTGAGTAACGGTGGGGAGGTACACGTCCAAGAACTTATCGTAGTCCCTCATTTGATGAAACGTCTTCACCTTGAGACGGTATCTATCACTTTTCATATAGATGATAGACCCGGTTACAATCTTACATGCTTCCAGTCTCAATATTAGATTCAAATCCCAAACTGGTTCACCATTGGCGAAAACTGCGTCATAGACCATGAGGGTATTCTCGTAAAGTTCACCGTCGAGAATGGTTCCCTCATAGGCCACCTTTTTCAGGTTGATTGGGACTTCAAACATGTTGAACGAGCGATTGACAAAGAGACATTTCTTTTTACCTTGGAACATGAGGGCAACCATCATATATCTCTCACCATCCGTCTTCTCACACACTAGGTATTCTGCACCCTTGAGAATGGGGAAGTGTCGACGTTCAATTGAGATGGGTTGGGGTCCTGGGAAGTAGTCCTTACTCTTCCAACAGGTGTGGATATAATTCACGACGTGTTTGTAAAGTGGTGAATTATTACCGATAGACATATTTTTATGTGTGTATATAACTTTAACTGACTTTTACACCGGCGGCGTTTAAGATGTTACTTATACATTCATGTGTATACATAAATGTTAACTTAGATGCTGAAAATGCATAAATCCTCGTCCCACTTTCTTTGAATTTTTCAAACATTTTTGGGGTAATTTTCCAAGAGCCGGACTTTTTATCTTTGATAGTCTTAATCACATTCTTAGTATTCATCATCCAACAACGTGAAGAAGTTTGGGTTACATTGTAGATGTTTTCGGAAATCTTCTTTCCCAGAGAGGTATCAAAGTGTAGACCCATCTGACTGACAGGTTCATTACAGTCACTTCTAACTTTGGTTTTGAAAAGTTCCCAGTCTACACCTTCCTTTACACCGGGGAATACTAGGCATCCCACCCCCTCATGGGGTTGAAAACATTGGTCTAACGAATCTTCATCTACACCGATACCAAAATCTATGAAAATAATACGTTCACATTTTTTCATTTGTTTTTGAATCATCTCAGCTTTATCGTATGGATCATCATTTACAAATACAATTTCATTATTGATATTTTTTTGTATACAGTGAATATTGAGTTTGAGAATAGAATGAAGCGTCTTCACACTACAAGACTTTGACCGAGTGACGATGATGGTAACAATATTCATAGTCGTGTATATACTCTAAGCCTTAAGCCTGTCATTGAGACAGCCACTAAATGGTAAGTTTCCAACGTGACCAAGGGTTGTATTCACGTCTGCATATATTTTACCATCGACTTGTTGCCAGCGACGACAGAATGCGTAATCTTCGGAGAGGTACCTCTGAGTTACGGGGTCTATCATGCAATCAAAGACGGCATGGTAGTCATCGAAATCTCTATTTTGGTGATCATTCTTACACCATAGTTCTGGGAACTTTTCTTCTAGGGTCTTGAAAACCGAACGTTTAATAACCATGAAACCTGTTGGACCGTCTAAAATTTCTATAAATCCATTAACAACGGGACGATTTTGAGCTCCAAAGTTGATTACGAGACTTGAAGATAACATCGACATATCTCGATCGTCACCACCCTTGACAGCATTGGCGGCTTGGTCCCACATGACGACTTTTTTGGGGTAGCATGCGACAGAAAGGTCGTGTCCAGACCTGACCAGACGGACTACTGAGACTGGGTCGAAGTGTATATCGGCATCGATAAACATAAAATATTCACAATCAGTTTTTTGCATGAAACGACCTACTGACACATTACGGGCGCGGTGAACGAGTGATTCATTTTCGGTTGTATCGAGATAAAGCTGAATTCCCTCTTTTATTAAAAGTAGCTGAAGCTGAATAATACTAGACATATACTTCTCTAAACATAGACCACCATAACATGGTGTAGAGAGAAACAACTTGGTCATTTTTTAAACTACACCTTTAACCTCTAAGTGTTTTTTTATGATACCCTCTATCTTATTCAGTGTTGGGATAGACACCGAACACTTTTCACACATCTCCACCTTTGTAACTTTACTCCCCAAAACTATGTGAATAATTGCTGATGCAACACTGTTTGGTGTTTTACTCATTAAATCTACACAATCCTCGGTGGCGTTACACATTTTATTACACCTGAATCTTTCATCCCTACTCACCTCAAAAGAGTTTAGCAAACGATTCATCACATCAAAAGCTTTCGTCACATAGTTCTTCTCAGTCTTCCCCGCTATAGTGTCTTTGAATATTTGGGCTGTTCGACTAATATCCTTCGAATGTATTCCGAACATTTCGGCAATCTCCTTAGTCGTCCTTGGAAACTGAGCATTACGGCATGCGTACAGTACACAGTTCGCCTTGATTCCCAAACGCACCGCACCACGGGTAAGTTTTTCATCGTTAAATTTTTTGTACATCATTTTGGCATCTTTGAGAATCGAGTCTGGTAAAGTGTTACACGCCTCATCAATGTCCTTATACGCGTGAAAAAGAGAACGGTCTTTATGATTCATAGACATATGAAAGTTGATTTTAGCCATACGTTTATTTTCGTATGTTGAAGATCGCTGTGTTGAAATAACAGTTCCCTTCCCCCAATTTTGTGAAAAGAGCTCCGGGTTTGGGTTAGGATTACCACACCTGGATGGATCATTCACTTTTCCATCGTCCGTCATCCCACTCGTCCATTCTGCGGTATCATCGATAAACCTGTCATCTACAAGTCCACATTCTGAGCAAGTTGGTAATCCTTCGGGTGAAATAATTTTAGTACCCGAGCATTCACGACATATATGTATATTAACTGGCTTTTCTTCGGTTTGTTTTGGTAATAATGAATCTAATTGAGTCCAGATAGCTGCCAGCATCTTTTTTAGATACTGTATTTTTTTTTACTTTTTCAAAAACGCATTTACAGACTTAGGCTTTTTACATGCATTTCAATCATATCAACTGTTTCTTTAAAACTTTTCCCCCCTGAAGTCGAGGGTTTCCATTTAGCCCATTCTTTGTCAATCATCTCATGCCCAGGTGGTGGGGAACCCTGTATTTCACTGTCTGATACGATGAAATCATCTAAATCGGAGCCAGATTGACCCTCGTCGTATATATCACTGTCAGTATCTTCGACGTCAATCTCGGAATAGTAAGCAAACATATCAGTACCAAGAGGTTTCATTTCCAGATCCTTAAATGTTGTACCACTTGGGTAGTGCTCCATGAGACTCTCAAAGGGTGCGGGGGACAGTTCCCCGTCGTCTATTTTGTAGACACAAGCGGACTTATAAATAAGTTCAGTTGGATTGAGATACCGAACTCCGAGGGTCAGGCCAGTGTTCATTCCAACGACACCGTACATTTGGTCTTCAACACCGTCTTCGTTTACAAATAGTTTAACTATATCATTTTCGTTTATTTCAGATGGTACAATCATGCTTAGAGTTTTCTCACAAAAAATAATCAGGGATAATATCACAGATGAAAGTTATTATTTACTCGAAGGAAGGATGTCAATATTGCGACCACGCGGTGACCCTCAGTGAGGCGGAGGGTCTCGAATACGAAAAGATTTTGATAGAAAAGGAGGAACTAAAAAAATTATGTGGTGGCAGTGTCGATTCCTACCCTCAAATATTTATTGACGGACGTCATATCGGAAACTACTTTGAATACCAGGAATATATTGAAGATGAATACGAACCCATCCTAGCATCAACCCTCGATAGATTTACTGTCTTTCCCCTGAAGTATCCTGAGCTCTGGGAACTCTACAAGAAGGCTCAAATGTCCAATTGGACAGCGGAAGAGGTAGATCTATCTAGTGACATGGAAGACTGGAAAAATTTAAACGATAATGAAAAGAAATTCATCAAGTACATATTGGCATTCTTCGCTGGTTCCGATGGAATTGTTTTTGAGAATATCAATAACAATTTCGCCGATGAGGTACAAATCTCTGAGGCCCGTTCATTCTATGCATACCAATGCCACAATGAAATGGTCCACGGGGAGACGTACTCTAAACTAATAGACAAATACATCAAAGATTCTACTGAGAAAAAACACCTCTTCGAGGCTATACAAACCGTCCCCTGTATTCAAAAAAAGGCCAACTGGGCCCTAAAATGGTTCGATACCAAGTCCCGAACCTTCGCTGAGCGCCTCTTCGCATTTGCCTGTGTAGAGGGAATCTTCTTTTCTGGGAGTTTCTGTGCCATCTACTGGCTCAAGAAACGGGGCCTGATGCCTGGCCTGTGCTTCTCGAATGAACTTATTTCTAGGGATGAGGGCCTCCACCAGGAGTTTGCCGTCGAGTTGTTTAAACAACTCCGTAACAAACCCTCCACCGAGGTTATTCACTCCATAGTTAGAGAGGCTGTGGAAATTGAAAAGGGGTTTATACTGGATGCCCTTCCCTGTAACCTCATAGGAATGAACTCTGAGAAGATGTCCGAGTACATCGAGTATGTTTCGGATCGCCTTCTCAAGCAGATCGGACAGCCTATACTGTGGGGTTCTAAGAACCCCTTCGATTTTATGGAAAATATCAGCCTGGATGGAAAAACCAACTTCTTTGAGAAGAGGGTAGGAGACTACGGAAAGATGGATGACACCTCGGATGATATTGGGTTTGATGAAGAATTTTAATTAGTACATTGTTCCATCAGCGTCAAGTGTGTGAGATTCAAGAATTCGTCCACTGTCATTTAGGTCTATACTTGGTTCACCAAAATCAGGTTCTGGGGATGGAGCGTCAACCATAGGAACGGGTGCTGCGACAGAAACCTTTGACCCCTTTTTACCGCCACACCCACACCCAGATTTCTTCTTACCACCCTCCTTTTTCACGTTCATCATAGCCCAAACAATGAGAGTGAAAACGATCGTGTGAACAACGAGACCAAATGTAGACGGACATCCATTTGGTGTTGCGATGCTTGGACCAAGTACTCGCCTGACGAGACGGAAAGTTTCAGGATTGGCAATGACAAAGAAGGTAAGACCAGAAATTATAGAAATTATAAATTTGTCCTCCTGTTTCTTACCATTACAACCACAACCACAGTCTTTAAAGAGACCCATTATACTTTTGATATATGTCAACAAAAAAACTTACTTAAAGTCGAGCCCCCTAAGATAGATATAACCAACCAACAATGTCGCTCTCTATTCAACAAATCTCCGAACTTTCCCCCGCTTCCGTGGGCTTCTCGAACCTCCGTAAGAACAAGAATGGCGGTAAAACCGTCTACCTAAACGCCGGCGGCAACAAAAAATGTTATCTTCAACTCCCCTTCATGCGATCCCCCTTCGGTCTCAGTGCCTTTACTGACGAGGGGACTGGACGCACCACCTACTCCCTCGATCTCTCGTTTGACCCCGATAACGAGCAGGCTATGGGGGTGCACAAGACGCTCTCCGAGCTCGACAACATCATCGTCAACACCGTTGCCAAGAACTCTAAGGAGTGGCTCGGTAAGGAGTTCAACGTCGCGGTTCTCAAGGAGGCTCTCTACAAGCCAATGGTTCGCCCAGGTAAGGAGCAGTACCCTTCTACCATGAAGCTGAAGATTACGACCAAGCCCGATGGCACCTTTGTCCCCGAGGCCTACACTATGAACCGTGAGCCTACGACGGTCGACGCCATCGAGAAGGGTCAGAAGGTTATGTGCATCATCGACCTCAGTAGCATCTGGTTCATCGATAACAAGTTCGGTGTCACCATGAGGCTCAACCAATGTCTATTGGAGCAGTCTACGAAGCTCCCGTCCTTCGCCTTCCAGGGCCTCGATCTCCCAGAGCCAGAAGATGAGGACGACGAGGAGGAGGTTGATGAGGAGGTTGATGTCTAATGTCCCTAAAAAAACAAAAAAAAATTCCAATCTCTATTGGTAAGAAGAAAAAAACTTCTTACGAATAAGTAAGAATGTCCAACATTGAGAAGAATCTCAAGAAGATTCTTAGGGGGAAAAAGGGGTGTTCACCCCAAAAGTATTTACCTTCAACAAAGAAAGTTGGATCTGGAGAGTATGGAAATGTATTCAAAGGGAATGTGAATGGGGATGGTAAGAGATATGTAGCCTATAAAGAAGTTAAGTTACCTGGAAATAATACAACCCTCGCTGAATTGCAGAACTATATCAAACAAAATCCAGCTCGAATGGAATACACAATTGCGAAAAAGTTGAAGGGCTTCGGTGTTCCAGAAAATTACATATACAAGACATGCAGTGATAAAGTCATCATCTATATGGAATACATCGATGGTGTAGAATTAAGAAAATGGTGGAAGACCAACCCAACATTAGAACAACAAAAGTCTCTTATAGTTCAAATTATTTACAATCTCTACAGGATCCATAGAAAATATCCAAAATTCAGACACCACGATCTTCATGGAGGCAACATTTTGATAAAAAAGGTACCCGAAAAGAATATCAAAGTTGAGTTAAACAACAAAACGTATACAATTTCAAATGGTGGTATCGAGGCTGTGATGATTGATTTTGGATTTTCACTCTTCCCTCGTATAAAAAACCCTTTGATAAACGACAATTACTTTAAAAATATTGGAATTTCCAGAAACTCTCACAAACTATACGATATACACTTTTTCTTGAACAGTCTTTACGAAATGACCACGCAAACGAAAAACCCAGGGGTGAGGAATTTTATCAACTCTCTCCTACCACCCATGTATTTGGGTGCCAAAAGCACGGTTATTAAAGACTTTAGATTGATTGGCACCGACCGTAAAAATGTCGCTCACACATTTTACCTACCAGGGTTTGAAAATATTTTATCTAAACCCTTCCTCACAGGTGAAACCAAGGTTTTACCCCTACCAAAGCCACGAAAATTTGCGAAACCCCCCATAGCTCCAAAAAAGAAATCCAGTACACCAATCAATAAGGCGGCTGCATATGCGAGGGCGGTAGCTGTTATGAAAAAACGGCGAGAGGTTGGTACTCCCAAGCCAATCCCCCGCAGACGGAGATGATTAAAGTACGATCTTGAATGTGCGCTTAGTGCCCTCATCGACTTCGGAAAGTATCTTAAACTTTGGGGTCTTGGTGAGCTTCACCCCATCCTTAGTGACGAATGACTTCATCCGTTCAACTTCACCACGGGGCATTTTCCTGGTGTACTTGAGTGTGACATTCTTAGTTCCAATAGTAAATTCAGTTGAAGACATTTTAATATTTACCTATAATAAAATATGATTGCTTTCGTGATTCTATTGATTGTTGTTATCATGATTCTCATGCGAACTGAACGGGCTCCACCAAAAGACGGTAAGAAATGGACGGTTTACGGGACCATGGGTTGTGGATGGACTCGTAAGCAGTTAGAATATATGAATAAGAAAAACATACCTCATACGTTTATCGATTGTGATAAAGAATCATGTGCTGGTATGGATGCGTTCCCGACACTCGTAGACCCCAATGGTAAACAATTAGTTGGATACAATGAAGTTTAGAGGCCACGGATGACGGTCATGGAGATGGCGAGAATGAGGGCATCCGTCAAGTTCTTGATAGGCTTGAGGATAGAGATGTGCTTCACGAGCGACCTGTTCCACACGAGGCGGAGGATGAAGGTGCTGATGAGGATTGTGAGCACGAAGATGAGAATTTCAGAGAGAATGTCAGACTTACTTTCGGATTTGGAAACCTCCTTGATCATTTATTAGGGGTGGATATTTTTTTTCTATCCCTACTTCAAATGAAAGACCTCCCCCTGAGTGGGTCAGAAAGTAGGTTTACAAATAGGAGGTGGGGAACAAGTGTAGGTATAGGTAATAATAATTGTTATGCGTATGCTGTTGGTGACTATGAAGCCTATCGTTGGCAGAAATCTATACCAGGTGATAGATCTGGATTGTCAAATGGTAATCACAATTATACCCACTGTACAGGTCTCCCAAACCGCGTCATATCAGACAACCCCAAAAAGGTCTACAAGGTTGATGCGAATACAAAATGTAAAAAGGGCTACTTCAAGGTCATGATGTTTGTTTCCCCTGGGCGACCAACGAACTATATTCGTCAGGGTGACTTTCACTTTTATAAGCAACATGGTGTTGTAGAATACAAAGTGAAGCCTGGAGATACCATAAAATCGGTAGCTAAGTTCTTCAAGGTACCAGAGTCAAGGATAAAGAAGGCTGGAACCTTCAAAACTGGGAAACGCATTATATTCAAAGCTAATGTATTCAGTCACAAGAGGGGGTGGGCTACGGGTCCACTTCTGACTGACGCTAATGGGGGTATGATAAAAGATCCCCGTAAAGCTTCTAGGAACTACCCAGGTCTAAACTATGAGAAGTACTGTAGTTCATTCTGCGTCAAGAATTCCGGTATCAAAGTCGGAAAGACTCATCCCAAGGTCCGATAGAATACTATCTAAATCCATCAAATTTTCGACACCGTCGAAGGATAAATCGAAAAGATCCACAACCTCCATTGTAGTATTTTCATTCAATGACACAGTATTTGACAATGCTGTGTGATTGTTCTGTACTGTGACTGTAATTTTAAATTGTGAAGCATCGAAAACTTTTCTACATACGGGACAAGTATTTTTACCTTTGTTTTTCCATTCCTGTAGACAGTGGGAATGAAACATATGTCCGCATCGAGTCGGTGGATTTGCCCGAGTCGACTTGACCTCATTTAGACATATGGAACATGTTGACATTCTATAGTATGGATGTAAAGTTTTTTTACCAAATTTAGCTCAGTTAGTAAATCTTGGAGGCGTTGACAAGTGGTTTGTTGCAGTCATTGCAGTTGGTCTTCCCCTGCTCGTCTTGGATCTTAGAGAGCATCTCTGGTCCAGACTTTTGGAGCAGCTGCCTGTAAGAGTAGTTGTCCTCGAAGGAAATGTTGTTCTGTTTCATCACGTAGTTGTTGAACAGTTGGGCTGACGTGTTTATGGTGAAGCATCGACCATCGGCCATGCCAAGTCGTTGAGACATCTTTTATTAAAATACACCTAGAAATTAATTTGTCTATTGGATATAGTTTTCATCCATGACTCAAAACCTCTCTCTTTCAAAACCTTCACAAAGGGTTCGCACTTGTATCCCAGAAATATATCAAAAACATCCGTCTCTGTAGTTCGAGAAACCCTAATTCTGGGGTTCTCGTTGATGTGCTGATTAATTATATTGTACCCAAATGCAATTTCCTTTAGGGTCTCTGCCCCTGTGATTATAATCTTCCCTGTGCTGAATATACTGCAAGTAATCTCTTTCATGTCATGGGCTGGTTTGAACTTAATCTTAACCGCCGAATATCTATCTGGTTCAAAAGACACCTTAAAAATGTCATTGTACCTCTCAAACCAATCTGAAACTTGCATCAGGTTAATGTTATAATTGAGACTGAAGTTTGAATTGATCATCACAACCCGGAAAGATTCCACTGGAGCTGTGTTGGTCATACCCAAAAAGTTTTTGAAAATGAAAATAAGTTGGGTGATGATGCGCTTACAATCGAAGAGATCACAACACCCTGCAACTTGGATACTTCCATTTGGGAACACCTTTACAGACTTCGTACTGTATGTATCGTGGTAGGTAAGTGTGACCTGATTGTAAAATGTAGTTGGCTTCAATTTCCATTCAAATCCATCCATTTTTGATCCCTGTCGCCTCATCTTGTAGGAACCAATCCTCTCAAAAGTGGTCCGTAATCTATCGATATCAATTTTTTGGACAAAGCTCGAGACCATCGTAATTGTGGTAATCTTTATCCACGAGGGTTTAAACTCTTCTGGTAACTGATTCCGGAAATCATTTATAGTGAGGAGGTAGGAAAAACTGTTATTAGCGATTGAAGAGTACATACTTTTTACGTGGACAGAAGCCACTTAGGTGTTTAAAGAAACAAAACGTCTTTAAATCAAATGACCTCCTTTTTTAAGTCTGCTCGACATATTCATGACGTGGAGTCTGATCTTTCATATGTTGAGATTGAATACGAACGCTATATTAGAAGTGTAGGGCAATATGCGACTTTTAAAGATTACATCAATACAGAGCCCCTCGCTGATTGGGTATATTTAGAGTCAAACACACAATCTATTCAATACGAAAAATTCCTCGACGCCATGGTGAAAAAAACATTGGAGGTGAGGCAGCGGATGTGTGAAGTTCTACTTGAAAATACATTGGCATACGAGCGGATAGATAATGTTTATCTTCGCCTCTTACACGCAAGTAAAATTTTAGATCCTACATTTCAACCACCTCGTATAAATAAGGAGAGTGCTTGGCAAGTGGAGTTCATGAAGAAATTCTGCAACGAATCTATACAGGATATCATACAGGGATGTACAAATATGTCACGTCTGTCATATTTCTTTAACGTTTTGCGTACAATAGACCTAAATACACCATTATGATTATACATAAAATCATACCAATCATTGGTGCGGTAGGTTCACCGACACCGACACCGACACCGACAGTGGGAGCACTCTTGATTTTCTTGGGTGCAACCCCGCAATCTATGTTCCTACGGGGGTGGATATTATCGAAAGTGGCTCGAGAATCACCCTCCTTCTCAGTGCTACACAGACCATATTCACAGAAAACACTGCCAGATGCCTCGACTTTTTTTACCGGACGAACTTCCTCAAAATCCTCAAAATCACCTGTCTGTCTCACACCTCCTGGAAGGGAGAAATCGCGAGAGACAAATGGGTTCACGTCGTCAATTGTATCTTGGTCACTGAGCATAAACTCACTCATTATTAGTATTACTTCAGATTATATTTTTTGTCTGTCATTTTATGTTTGTGTTCATTCCACATTTCATCAAGATCCACGTTTAGCATATGGGCTAGTTGAAACAGGTAACTAAACACATCCCCCATCTCCATCATGACATCTGTTCCCCTCTCCTTTTTCAAATTCATCTTCTTGAAGACCTTTTTGTGCTGGCGGATAGCTGATGCTAATTCTCCAAATTCTTCTGTGAGAAGAAGCCACACAGTATCAATGGCTGCCCTATCCCAGCCCTTCGATTTACATACTTTTTCAGTTTCTATTTTATAGTAGTTGAGACTCATCACTTATCATACTTGAGACTACAATCTTTAATTGATTCCAATTTTGTTATTGAAATCTATCTTTTTCCCAACTGTACTCGTGTTTACTGGTTGATCTAGGGGCATACTAATAGTATCAATATCATTGGCATATGCAATGTATTGGGAAACACCCGTTTGAATTTGGGATAACGCCATATCGATGACCCGCATGTTCATGGCCTTAACTTGTTCCTTAACCTTGGTGTGGTGATCCCCGGAGTTGTTTATGAAAACGACCCTCATGATACCATATAGATCATCCGGGTTTTGGTAATCGATAGAAATACCAGTCTTATTTTTGAACGCCTGGCGAATCCCACGCTGGAGAATATTTCTATTGAATTCCGAAAAGAATAGAGTATTAAGTGGAGTCTCACATTGCTTGATGGATTCAAGAATCCCCATTTAATATAACACCCGAAAAAAAATTATCCGTAGATACTAAATGTTAGACTACGCTGACTTCAATGAAGTCTATGCCAACAAACCCCAAAATGTCGAGAAAATTCCATGTGAACCCCCAGCCTGTTTCGTTGGCTCGTATGCCCCAGTAGCCAAGGCTGGGGAGACTGGGCCATTCTTCGTGAACACATACCTTCTCCAACCTAACCGTAAAATGGAAGTTGCCGGACCAGTCCCTGTCCGGAGCAAGGATCTCGAGTGTGGGAAGTAAGTTAAAAATAAAAGTGGAATAAAAAGTATATGAGGGTCACTAAACGCTCAGGTCGTATTGAGGATATGAAATTTGATAGCATCACCAATAGGATCAAGAACTTAACGTACGGACTTTCTGAAACTTGCGATTCCACAAAAGTTGCACAACAGGTATTCTCGTCCCTCTACGATGGCATCACCACCCAGGAAATTGATATCCTCTCCGCTGAAATTTGTGTCGGTATGATCACCTCCGATCCAGACTACGAGATACTGGCCACCAGGATTATCGCAAGTAATATCCAGAAGGTTTGTCCAAACAACTTCCACATCGCCATGAAGAAACTTCAGAAAGCTGGGATTATTACAGAAGAAGTTGTAGACGTTGCCCTAAAAGTCAAAGATGATATCAAGACTGAGAGGGACTTTGACTTTGGGTACTTTGGTATCAAAACCCTAGAGAAGAGCTACCTCCAACGCCTAGAGGGAAAGCTCATCGAAACCCCCCAATATATGTTTATGCGGGTCTCTATTGGTATTCATGGTACCGATCTCCCCGCTGTTCTAGAGACCTATGACAAAATGTCCCAAGGCTACTTCATCCACGCCACCCCAACACTCTTCAATTCCGGGACACCCCGTCCACAAATGTCCTCGTGCTTTCTCATCGCTAACAAGGCAGATAGCATAGATGGCATTTACGGAACCCTCACAGAGTGTGCCCAAATTTCCAAATGGGCGGGGGGTATCGGGATGCACATCCACGATATTAGGGCCAATAAATCTCGCATCAGGGGAACCAATGGACAATCCGATGGTATCATCCCAATGCTCAGGGTTTTCAATGCCACCGCGCGTTACGTGAACCAAGCTGGTCGCCGCAAGGGATCCATCGCCGTCTACCTAGAGCCGTGGCACGCCGACATCTTGGACTTCCTAGAGATTCGCCTAAACCAAGGTGACGATGAAGCGAGGTGCCGGGACCTCTTCTCAGCCCTGTGGATTCCGGATCTCTTCATGAAAAGGGTTGAAGAAGGTGGGAAATGGTCCCTCTTCTGCCCCGATACCGCTAAGGGGCTCTCCGACGTCTATGGTGAGGAGTTTGAGGAGTTGTACCTAAAGTATGAGGAGGAGGGTCTCGCCACCACCACAGTCCCAGCCACTGAGGTGTGGAAGGCTATTCTCAAGTCCCAAACAGAGACAGGTACCCCTTACATGCTCTACAAGGATGCATGCAACAAGAAGAGTAACCAGAAGAATTTGGGCGTCATCAAGAGCTCCAATCTATGCACGGAAATTATAGAGTACACTGACAAAGACGAGACTTCGGTATGCAACCTGGCCTCTATTGCCCTCCCCAAGTATGTCAATGTGGAGACCAAGACATTCGACTACGCGAAACTCCACGAAGTCACCAAGATGGTCACAAAGAACCTGAATCGGGTCATCGACCGTAACTTTTACCCAGTGGAGACTGCGAGGAACTCCAACATGAAGCACCGTCCGATTGGACTGGGTGTCCAAGGTCTCGCTGACGTATTCATCCTATGTGGTCTACCCTTCGACTCCTACGAATCCCGCCTCATGAATGTACACATTTTCGAGACCATGTATCATGCAGCTCTGGAGGCAAGCTCTGAGCTCGCCGAAATTGATGGTTCCTACGAGACCTTTCAGGGGTCCCCCGCATCCCAAGGTATTCTCCAACAGGATATGTGGGGGGGTGGGGTTCGAATGAGTGGTATGTACGACTGGCCTGCTATGAGGGAGCGTGTAAAGACGAAGGGTCTGAGGAACAGTCTCCTCATGGCCCCAATGCCCACAGCCTCAACGGCCCAAATTTTGGGAAATAACGAATGCTTCGAACCCTACACCACAAACATTTACCTGAGGCGTACCCTAGCTGGGGAGTTCGTCGTGGTCAACAAACACCTGGTCAACCACCTCAAGGAGGCTGGTCTGTGGTCCAAGGAGATGAAAGACATCATGGTTAAGGCTGGGGGCTCTATCCAAAATATTGTAGACATCCCAAAGGAAATTAAGGAACTTTACAAGACTGTATGGGAAATCAGCCAGAAGTGTATCATCGATATGGCAGCCGATAGAGGACGATACATCGACCAATCCCAATCCATGAATCTCTTCATGGAGAGTCCCACGATGTCAAAGCTTTCATCGATGCACATGTACGCATGGAAATCTGGATTAAAGACTGGTATGTACTACCTACGATCAAAGGCAAAAGCTCGACCAATCCAGTTTAGCCTAGAGCCAGATTGTGTGGCGTGTTCGGCTTAAAGTTTTGAACCTATAATCATTTAGAAAGACATGGACAAGGCAATCGATAACCTCCAAATCAATGAATTCAATAATAGAAAGATTGTTTTAACCACCAAACAAGGTACACCCCTTCGTATCCAATTCCCCCGGATGTATATGCCATTTGGGGTTTCCGGTTTCACCCCCGAGGTTGGACCCACTAAGTACAATATCGACTTCGCAATCAAGGGATATGATGAGGATGACAGCTACATGAAGAAATTCTACGAGAGTGTTCGAAAACTTGAAGATAAAATTATCAATGCCGTCGTCGAACAAAGTGAAGTAATCTTTGGAAGCCAAATGTCTAAGGAGGAACTCGCTCCGATGTTTAACTCCAATGTGAAAATGTCACCCGACAGAGAACCAAAATTCAGAGTAAAGATCGACACAGATATCGACGGGAATATTAAACCAAATGTCTATGATGCAGAAAAAAACCCTAAAAAAGATGAAGCAACAAACGGTCTGTACGCAAGGAATTCAGGTCAGGCTATTGTGGAACTCAATAGCGTGTATTTCTTGAATAAGAAGTTTGGGTGCACATGGAAAACCTACCAACTCATTGTTCACGAGCCACAAAACTTGAAGGGATTTCAATTTATTCTTTAGATTTAGATTTATTCAAAAGCAAAATACTATATACTTTCTGAGCCTCCTTAAGAAGTTTACCCTGTATCCTGGTAAACCTCTTTGGGTCTATGCCTAACTTTAATTTAGCAATTTTCACTGAATCTTCCCACTTGGAGAGAGTCATTCTTACTTTACATCTACATTTTCTTGATGAGCTTCTTGTAAGCCGCGGTGCCCTCCTTGGGCTGAAGCTTGAAACCCTTCTTCGCTGGCTTGAAGACCTTCACCATCGCCTTCTTACCCTCCTCCTTCATGCGCTTGAGCGCAGCCTCACTCGCCGCCTTAGAGACGATGCGGCCATCCTTCATCTTGAGGTCCTTCTTGGAAAGACCACCAGCGGTCATGTCAGCGGTGCCATGGAAAACTTCGGCTCGGGAACCAATCATCTTTATATTACGCCCTGAAAATTTTCTTGATGTCCAAGATTGAAATCTTGTGGTTTACCCGCTTCACCGGAATCTGGGTTTTAACCCTCTCATCGTTGAGAACCTCCGAACACACGATGGACTTGTGGCCCTGGAGGGCCATCATCTCCTCTTCGACACTCAAAAATGTCTCAGTCTCCCTGTAGATCATCTTCTTCACGTAGACTGGTTGGGTCTGACCCGTTCGATGAGAGCGGCCGATTGCCTGAAGCTCAGTCGCAGGGTTCCAAGCTGGGGCCATGATGTAGACCCTGGTGGCCTCTTGAATGTTGAGACCTTGACCACCAGACTTGATCTGGATGATGAAGACCGACCCCGGTGGTGCCTGTTTGAACTTAGTCAACTGGGTACTTCGGTCCTCCTTGGAGACGGACCCATCTATCCTGAATGTGGGACAATCCAATTGACTTTGGATATAGTTCATCTCCCCCACAAACTGACAGAAAATCAGAGTCTTCTCTTGGGGGTGCCCCCCAATCATCTCGAAGAGGGTCTCCATCTTGTGGGAACGCCCAACCCACTGCTCGGGTTTGGTCTCATTCTTCTTCGCAACCCCATCCAAATACATTTGGGGCCAGATCATGCATTGCCGCGCCCGGAGAAGGCATTCCAAAATGACCATGTTCTTGTAGTTGAGACTGGTTGCCGCCTTGAAGGTGTCCTTGATCGTGTCCTGAGCCTCCTTGAAGACAAACTCATACATCTCCCTCTCGTCTGGGTACATATCCAGTTCCACATTCTCAAAGTAGCACGGAGGCAGACGAAGACGTTCGTTGATCTTGGCCAGGTCATCCTTCGTGCGACGGAGAATGTAGATGTCCTTGATCTTCTTGGTCATCCCCTGCACGAGGGACTTCTCGATACCGAGGAACCGGCAGAGGGTCACAAAGTCATCCATCGAGTTGAAGACCGGGGTACCAGTGACAATCCACTTGATACCAGCTTGGAGTCGACAGACACTCTTGGAGATCTTCGAAGACTTATTCCGAATCTCGTGGGCCTCATCCAACACCACCCGATCCCATTGAACCCTGTGGAGGGGGGTATCTGCCTCAACCTTCCCACCCTTCACACTCAATAAAGAATAGGGTGCGATCGTGACATCGTGATCCCCAAGCTTTCGACCAGGTCCATCGAAAACACCCACAGTTAGGGTCGGTGCAAACTTCGCAATCTCCTCAACCCACTGGGTGATGATAGACTTGGGTACGATAAGGAGTGTACGCTTTTGGGGGTTACCCAACATCGTCGCGATCAACTGTATCGTCTTCCCGAGGCCCATCTCGTCACAGAGAAACCCACCCTTGGGTCCCGACTGCTGTCGTTCCATTGTAAGCATCCAGA